TTGGAGTGGGATGGGGCGGGGCGGTTGTAGTGGGGGGATATTTGCGTGGTGGTATGGGGGGGAATGGAAAGAGGGTGGGAGGGGGGGGGGGGGGGGGTGGGGGTGTTTCGGCTGTTTTGGGCAGTGCCGGGGGGGCTGGTGGAACCGCAGTAGCTGGTTCGGCTGGCGCTGGTGGTTCAGCTGGCGCGGGTACACCTGGTGGGGCTGTCGGAGGGGCCGGAGGTAACAATCCTCCAGTGGCTGGGACCGCTCCCGGCGGAGCCGGGGGCGGTGGGGGAGACCCCAGCAACGGTGCGGCTGGAGCGGCGGGACGCGTGACTTTGACGTGGGTGACTCCCGCAACGGTCAAAATCGAACTGAGTCGCAACAACGGCTCCTCGTGGGAGGACCTTACGACTTCAACGCCCGACGATGGCACTTTTGATTGGACAGTCGCCGGAGCAACGACCGCGCAGGGATTGATTCGGGTTTCGAGTTTAGCGGGTGGTGGCGAAACCGACACGAGTGACGCCGCTTTCACGATCACAGGGGCCGCAGCAGGAAGCATCACGGCAAGCTCACTGAGCGGCCAAAGATTCAAGAAGGGCGCGACGATCCCGTTTTCTTGGACTTCCACCAACGTAACCGGAAACGTGCGAATTGAGTTGTCGCGGGATGGCGGGTCTACCTGGGAAATAGTGGTCGCCAGCGTACCCTTCAACAGCTCAGCGCAACCGTGGACGGCCGCGGTGCCAGCCTCGAGCAACTGCAAGTTCAAGGTGACGAGTCTGAACGACACTAGCGTGAGCGGCACGAGCTCTGGCACGTTTCGGATCGGCGGATCGAGGGCACTGATAGGACTATGAAAACTCTATGGCTGTTTCTGTTGCTGCAAGCGTACTGGGATCCACTCCCGAAGTCTGCGGGTGAGACGATTACGCTGGTGTACGACGACGACATTGAGGCGGGAGACCTGGCGAGGTTCATTCTCTACCGAAAGACCGGCACGACGTCGACGCCTGTGAAACTGGCCGAGCAACAGGCGAACACGTTTCAGGTGCGGATGCCAGACAGTTATGTGAAGCAATATCGGTTTTTCGTGGTACCGGTGACGCTGAATTCAGCTGGGACTGTTACGGCCCGAGGGCCGGCCAGCAATGAGGTTTTGGTGGTGAGGAAATGAAAAAACTCTTGGTGGTTCTGTTTGTGTCACTGGCGCTCATTGGCCCGGGCTCGGCGCAAATCAAGCTCGTGCAGAACACAGCTATCGATGTCGCGGTGGGTCCATTCCTCGATGCAACCGATGGAGTTACGGCTGAAACAGCTCTGACGATCTCACAGGCAGACGTGCGCTTGAAGAAGAACGCGGCCGCCTGGGCACAAAAGACTCAAACGAGCTCCTGCACGCACGAGGAGAACGGGTGGTATGAGTGTAGCCTGGATACGACAGACACGAACACGATCGGGACGCTGGTTCTGGCGGTGAATGAAGCGGGCGCGGTGCCCGTGTGGATTTACTTCGAGGTGATTCCGATTGCCAGCCATGATTTGCTGGTGGGTGGGGACGTTTCAAGCACCGCCGACATCACTGCGGCCATTCATGAAGATCCAGTTCCGGGGGCGTACGCCGCGGGGACGGCTGGGTATGTTTTGGGGCACGTGCGCAGGCCAACGTTTGTTGGTACCGCCGACAGCGGGACGACCACCACGATTGTTGACGCAGCACTGACGCAGGGGGACACCGACTACTGGTCCGGCAGCATGATCGTCTTCACGTCGGGGACGATGGTTGGGCAGGCGCGGTATATCACCGCCTTCACTCCGGCTTCAGACACCCTGACTTTTGCCCCGGCGGTGACGCAGGACACCAACACCGAAACGTATGAAATCTGGCCGATGCTGGACTACCTGCGGGCCACGGTTTCAGGCCGCACGCTGGACGTGGCGACGACCGGAGAGGCAGGCGCGGACTTTTCAAATATCAACGGCACCTTGGACGCGGCGGAAATTGGGGCTGACGCTCTGACGGCGGCTAAGATCGCGGTGGATGCGATTGGCGCGTCGGAGATCGCAGCCGATGCCATCGGAGCGTCGGAGTTGGCCACCGACGCGATTGGAGACGCAGAGATTGCTACCGGAGCCATCGCGGCCACCGCTTTTGCGGCCGGAGCTATTGACGCGGCGGCCATTGCCACCGACGCGATTGGAGACGCAGAGATAGCGACGGGAGCCATCGCAGCCACCGCTTTTGCGGCCGGAGCTATTGACGCGGCCGCGATCGCAGCCGATGCCATCGGAGCGTCGGAGCTGGCCACCGACGCGATTGGGGCGGCAGAGATTGCAGCTAATGCGATCGGGGCGGCGGAAGTGGCAGACGCTTCGATTGACCGGGCGACCCTGGCCGTGGACACCGGGCTACAGACAGTGCGCTCGAACACGGCGCAGGCGGGGGCCTCGACCACGATCACGCTGGACGCTTCGGCCTCGGCGACCGACGACCTGTATAACAACAACGCGATCTATCTGACGGGCGGAACCGGGGTTGGGCAGAGCCGAATTATTACGGACTATGTGGGCTCGACGAAGGTGGCAACGGTAAACGCGGCGTGGGCGACAAACCCGGCTTCGGATACGACCTTTGCCGTGATCCAGCAAGGCTTGTCTCCGGCCTCGTCTGGCTTGACGGCGGCCGACGTGTGGGCCTACGTGACGCGGGAGCTGACCTCGGGCGCCAACCTGGGGACAGTGAGCGCCAACGTGACGGGGCTGACGGCCGGAGCGCTGGCGGATTTCTTTGACACCAATTCGGGCACGACTTACGGCGCGGCCGTGGCGGGCTCGGTGGTGAAGGAGATGGCAGACAACGCCGGCGGGTCTGGGTTGACCCTGGATGGCATCTCAGACGCCGTGTGGGATGAACAACGCGGTGGACACACCACCGGTGGCAGTTTTGGCCAGGGCGTGGCCAGTGTGCAGGTGAATGTGACGGGCTCGGTGGGGAGTGTGACGACCGTGGGCAGTGGGGCCATCACGGCGCCGTCGTTTGCCAGCGGGGCTCTAGACTCCGCGGCTCTGGCGACCTCGGCAGTGACGGAGATCCAGACGGGGCTGATTAACTTCCAGAAAAACGTCACGTATTCGAACTTTACCTTCCGCATGGTGGACGACACGGACGGGAAGACACCAGAAACCGGTCTGACGGTGAGCTGCCAGGTGTCGAAAGATGGAGGCTCGCCAGCCTCGTGCACGAATTCAGTGAGCGAGATTTCTGGCGGTGTGGGCGGACTGTACAAGACCAACGTGGCAGCGGCTGACTTGAACGCAGATGAGGTGTATTTGACCTTTACGGCTTCGGGTGCGCGGCGGCTGGACTTCAAGATCAGGCCGCAGAAGTAAGGTGTTAGGTGTTAGGTGCTAGGGGGGTGGAATGGGTGACGGGTTTATACAGCCGCAGGATCCGGACACGGTGAACGTGGTGGGTGGAGCGATTGTGCCGGCGCCGAGCGTGGGCGAGAGCGGCGGAGCTCCCAGCCCGCCGAGTGAGTTGCGCTCGGCTGGCGTGGCTCCGATCGAGCGGCGGTCGCGCCGGTTCCAGTCGATTGAACGGCTGGCGCGGGATTTTGAATCGATGGAACGAGGCTACTGAATGGTGACGGTTCTGGATTTAATCAAGGCGAGCTTTCGGCTGGCGGGAGCGGGGTTTGACCCGACCGATGCGGAGCAGGCGGACGCGCTGGATGCGCTAAACCTGCTGCTGGATACCTGGAGCACGTTGCGCTATGTGACGCCGGTAGAGACGCTGGAGAGCTTGACGCTGGCGGCTGGGGCGGGTGAACGAACCATTGGTTCAGGTGGGCAACTGGATACGGTGCGGCCTATCGAGGTGGTGCAGGCGGTGCTGCGAGACGGGGCAGGCCTGGACTGGCCATTGGAACCGATCGCGTTTGCCCAGTATCAGGAGCTGAGCCTCAAGACCGTCTCGGGCCGTCCGACGCAGCTGGCCTATCGCGCTACCTCTCCGCTGGGGAGGCTGTATTTCGACCGCGGGCCAGACCAGAGCTATACGCTGCTGCTCGAATCGCTGAAGCCGATTGCTGCTTATGCGACCGTGGCCGATGCGTTGAACCTGCTGCCTGGCTACGCGCGCGCGCTGAAATTCAACCTGGTGCTGGAACTGGCTGCGGAGTGGGGCGTAAACCTGCGGGCGGATGTGGTGGTGCACGCCAAGCGAAGCCTGGACGTACTGCGGCGCGCGCGGGCGGTGGCGGCCGTGCGGCCGGTGGCGGTGGCAACCGAACTGTCTAGTGGTGAGTGGCCAATGGTCGGTGGCGAGTATTTATGAAAGTTCCGTTTGGGAAACCGTTTCCGGCGATTGATTCCGTGTCGTTGCGCGATGGGGTAGCGTCGGGGCTGACGAACGGCTACATCAACGAGCTGGACGATTACCACAAGGTGCCAGGGCTGACGCTGTTTGCAACGCATGGAGACGCCGCGGCGGTGGACGGGCTCTACGAAACCCTTTCGGGCGTTTTTTTGGGGGTGACGAACGGCAAGGTGGTTCGCCTGAATTCTAACGGGACGTTTACGGCTTTCACAGGAGACACGGTGACGGTGGGGAGCTATTGCTACTGGACTGAGGACGGGCAGCACGTATACCTGGCGCACGGTGGCAAGCTGGCACGGATTGACCTGACGAACCTGACGGTGACGCTCTTGAACGAGAACACGCCGTCTGCCGTGACTCATGTGTGCCGCTCCAAAGGCTGGCTGCACACCAATGGCAACGACCGGATCATGGGGTCTTCTATTTTTGACCTGGCACAGGTGTTTGACAACACGGGCCAGCTGTCTGGCGTGGCGACACTGACGGACAAGCCGGGCTGGATTTTGGCCTCGGGCTCGCGCAGCGTGTCCCCTGGAAACGCAGGCCGGATCTATCTCTCGAAAGACAACGGGCTGACCTGGACGAAGGTGTACACGGCCACGGCGAATAACTTCATCATGTGCGTTGCCTATATGGGCGCGGGAGTGGTGCTGGCCGGAACAGGCATTACGACGGGCAAGATTCTGCGCTCAACCGACTACGGCGAGACCTGGGCCGACCTGGGGCAGCAGGGATCGAGCACGCTGATTAACTTCATCGCCAAGGTAGACACCAACATCGCGATTGCGGGCGCAGGTAGCGGCGCGGGGCTGGGAGAAATTTTCCGCTCGACCAACAATGGAGCGAGCTGGGCCAACATTGCGACGCCGGCAGACTTTGGGAAAACGGTGAACGGCTGCGTGGTGTGGTCGGCCACGGTGGTGACGGTGGGCGCCGGCAATGCTTCGGACGTGGCGCATATCTGGCGCTCAACCGATGGTGGGGCGACGTTTACCGATGTCGCAACGCTGGACGCAGTGGCGCAGCCGATTGACGGGGTGAAGGTGTCTTCCACGATTGGGCTGATGTCGGTGTATGCACACCCGATTGGCAAAATCTACCGCTCGACCGATGCGGGCGCGACTTGGGCCACGGTTGGGACGATTCCTAACTTGCAGTCTGATGCCATCCCGTTTGCGTTCCTGCTGACCTCTACTGGCGACCTGCTGTTTGGGACGGCGGGCAACAACGTGGCGACCGGAGGCGCGCAGATTTGGAAATCGACCGACGACGGCGTGAGCTGGAGCCGGGTGGTGACGCTGGACGACTCGAAAGAAGCGATTGTGAACTCGCGCGGCCTGGCGGAAACGCATACGCCGGGGCAAGTGATCGCCTTGGGGCGGACGCTGCTGGCCACCTCTACCACGGCCAGCGCGGCCAAGTGGCAGACGGGCGTGGGGCGGAACGCGCCGCAAGGGGATGTGTTTTCGTCGGAAGACATTTCGAATAACTACGAGGCGGTAGACAGTTGGGAACGCTTCAACGCCGAGCAGGTCCCGGATGCGGTGAACGGGGTGTTCGAGGTGGACTCGCTGGTGTTTGCCGCCGGGCCGCGCTCGATTGAAATCAATTACAACTCGGTGGATCCGGACTTTCCCTGGGCGCTGTCTGACCCCTCGCTGCCGTTTGGGCTGCTGGCTCCGCACTCGTGGGTGGGGTGGAAGGGGATCGGCCTGGAGTCTTTCGCAAATGCGGTGATGTATTTGACCGACACGGATGGGCCTATTCAGGTGGTGCAGTTCCGCGGGCGCTCGCAGCACTCGATTTCGCAGGAGTATGCGGCCATCTTGAACGACCGGACGCTGGTGACGAGCCCGGCGACGGCGCGCGCCTGGGGCGTGGTGATTCGCGGGTTGCCACATTATGTGCTGAGCTTCCCGGCGGATAATTTGACGATCTGTTACAACCTGCTGAAAAACCACTGGTGGCGCTGGGGAGTGTGGAACGGCTCGAGCTTCGAGGCGGCGGTGATTAACGCCTATGGCTACTCGAAGGCGATGAACCGGCATTTCATCGGCGACCGGCGGGCGAACGGCCGGATTTATACGCTCGAGGGGCTGACGGAAAACGGCACGGCTATTCGCTTCGAGCTGACCAGCGGGCACGTGTCGGCGGGCGGGTTTGGGGTGAAGCAGGTGTCGCGCTATCTGTACAAGGTGAAGCGCGGCCAGGCGCTGGATACCTCGGAGCCGGTGTTTACCCATGCCTGGCGCGATGATGGCCGGCCTACGTTTGCGCCCGCGCGTTCGGTGCCGCTGGGCCTGACGGGCGAGACAGAGTTTTTCGGGCACGTGAACCGGGGCGGAATGTACCGCACGCGCCAGCACCGGATTGTTCACGACGACACGCAGTCGGATTTCATTTTCTCGGAGGCGGATGAATCGTGAACGTGCCATTGCGAGGCTGCTGGACCCGACACACTTGGGTGAGGTGAAGCTGTGGGCAGACAAAATCTATGCGCGCTTCCCGTGTCTGCCGGTGTGGAGTGTGGGTGCGTTTTTCTCCGGTGTGCTGCAGGTGGGACAGGCGGTGCCGCGCTTTGCGGTGCCAGACGACGCCTGGGGGTTCACGCTGACGCATTTGAAGGTGACGCACCAGTCGGGGACGCTGACGGCTGCCACGACGATCACGGTGACGAGGATCCGCAAGGGCGTGACGAAGCTGCTGGGAACCTCGACGCTCGGGAGCACGTCGGTAGTGGACACGCTCTATTCAGTGGAGCTGGCACGGCCGGAAGAGCTCGAGCCGGACGACCTGATTAAGTGGGATTGTACCGCCATAGGCGGGCACGCGGCGGTGACGGCCTACGTGCAGGGGAGGCAGCGGAGCTAGATGGGCACAGCACGACATTTCGACGGGATTGACGATTACCTGGCGACTCCGAGTTCCAGCGAGAGCTACAACGGCATCAGTTGCGTGGGCTGGGTGAAGCGGGACGGGATAGGCGCGCGCAACGGCATCATGGGCCGGCTGTTTGACTTCCACAATGGCTGGTGTGTCTTTGTTGATGAGGACGAATTCTTAACCTTCTTTGCCACGGGAGACCCTGTCGATGACCCGTCACAATTCGCCAAAGTTGCGGCGCCCGACCTGTCGGAGTGGACATTTCTGGCGGTGACTTATGACCGGTTCGCCGCGAGCCAGCAGGTGAAGTTTTACGCCGGGACGTCTCCCGCGACGGTTGCACTGATTGGAACGGCCAATAGGACGGGAGGTTTTGGAGAGTTGGGAGTGCACCCGATTCTGGTGGGCAACATCTACAACGGTTCGCTGTTAACCGGCGGGGCAGTGGGGGCCTGGAATGGAGATATTGACCAGCCCTGCATTTATTATTCAGCGCTTTCGCTGGCCCAACTGAAGGAAGTGGCTGGGTGTGGCTCAAGAGTCCTCGAAGACGAGTGCAAGGTGATCGCGGATATCACGGGCGACGACCCGGAACCGTGCATTCAACTGGGCAGTGCCCAATCGTTGACTGTGTTTGGGACAACAGTGGTTTCAGGGGCAGACGTTGGCTGTGATGCGTGGCTGGCTTCGGTGCCTGTGACTGAGTCTCAACTGATTTCGTGCATGTGAAGAGGTGGAGGAATGCCAATAAATTGGGCCGAGTTGCTGAAAATTCTGATCCCTACGGGAGCCGGGGTGGCGGGCGCGGTGCTAAGCAACCGCAGCCAGGCGGGGGCAATTTCAGACTCGAAAGAAGAACTGGAGAAAGCCCGGGCGGCGTCGGCGAATTGGTTGCTCCAGGCGCTACAAGGAGCGCAGCCGTATGCCGACTGGAACCTGGGCGAGCAGCGGGCTGGGAGTGATTGGGCTTTTTCGGGCGGCCAGGATGCGCTGGACACTGGCTACGGCCGGGCGTCGGCTCTAATGCAGCCGTATGCGGACGCCGGCGTGAATGCGCTGGGGCGCTTGTCTTCGCTGGGGAGCAGCACGCCGAGGGTGACGAGTTATAAGGGGCAGACCCCCTCTGTATCTCCCCCTTATGCGCGCTCCGCGCAAGGGGGAGAGTCAAGTGCGCCGGCGTTCTCGCCGGTGGCGAGGACTCCCTATCCACGGACGGCGCCGGCGAAATTCAGCGTACCGGGTGGGGTCGGTGGTGTAGGTGGCAATGCCTTGGCTGCCAATGCGGCAGGAGGCCCGGCGGGCTTTGATCTGCGCGACAACCAGGTGGGGCAGCCAAACTTTGCGGTGCGGAATGCGCCAGCCTTTGGCGCGCTGGCAGGCATGGGCGCCGGGGCGTTGATTGGTGCGGGCGCCGGCGGTGCGGCTGCGGGCGCCGGCCTGGGTACGGCGCTGCTGCCAGGCATTGGGACGGCGGCGGGCTTGTTGGTGGGCGGACTGGTGGGGCGGCTGACACGGGCCGGCCGGGAACGCGAAGGGGCTACTGAGGCCGTGAAAGAGTATTCCAACTGGGTGTGGAACGAGGTGATGCCTCAAGCGCGCAGCGGGAAGCTGTCGAAAGCGGACGCGCAGGCGGCCATCGAGGCCGGCTGGACGCAGTACACCAACTGGCTCGACCAGAACATTAAAGACACAGACGTAAACCGGAATTCGAAGACCAGCCAGCGGGGTTGGCTGGATGAGGGGCTGAACGGGCCGAACGGGTGGGCGTCTGTGCCGGCTTAGGGGGAATTTATGGGCAAGTGGACTGTATCAAGTTCGGGGCACTATACCTACAGCCCCTATCTGGCGGGAGAGGATGACCCGAACAAGCCGCCTCCAGGGACGACGTCGACGCCTGGGCCGGCGTATTCGAGCCCTATAAATTCGCTGATCCCGCTGGCGAGCTACAACGTGTCGAGCCCGACGCCGGGCGGAGCGTCGCAGCAGATTGTGGATTGGACGAAATTGGGGGCTCAAAGCCCGTATGCGGGGTTTAAGCCGTCTGCACCTCTGGCCGGGGCGCAGAACATGGCACCGCAGGCAGCGCCGCCGCCTTTAAGCACGCCGCTAGGTGGTAGCCGGGGCGGCGTGGTTCCTCCTCTTCCTGGGGATCCGGTGGGACAGCCGGGGTATTACCCCGGCAAACCGCCGGTACCTCCGGGGACGGGAGGACAGCCTGGCCTGCCTCCTGACTTTGACGTGAGGAAAGGCTCGACGGATCCGGCAGTTAACCACCAGGTGTATGGGACGAATTATTTCCCTGGCAACGATCCGAGCTTTCAGGCGATTTTGCGGCGTTACATGGGTTGGGGAGACGAAGCGCGCCCGCCCATCGACCAGGCGGCGTTTCTGGCGATGGATGAGACCGGCCAGGGGCTCTACCGCCAGGCGCTGGCGGAGTGGTATCAGGGACAGGCGCTGAGCGGGATACACACGCAGGCGCGCCAGGTGGCAGGCGGTGGGAATGGGCAGACGAGTTCGCCGCCAGGAGCTCCACCCGCCGGCGGCGGTGACGCTCGCTCACTGATGAATGGCGCCGCCTACGCGAACGGAGGACGGCCGGCACCGGGGCAGACGATGGGCGGGCCGAATGCGCGTGTGCCGGAAATCTGGGACTTTCAGGACTCGCCGCAGTACCAGTTCCGGCAGAAACAAGCGCAGCGGGACCTGAACCGGATCCTGATGGCGCGCGGGCGGTCGGACTCTACCGGCGGCATCAATGCGCTGGCGCGTCGGGCGGACGAGATTGCAGCCGACGAGATCGACAAGCAGTACAACCGGGCGCTGAATGCCAACCTGCTGAACTATGGCCGGGACTACACCGAGGACGAACGGGACTATGGGCGTTTCTTTTCTGAAGACGACCGCGATTTTAACCGCAATGCGCTGTTGACCCAGCTGGGGCAGAGGGCGGCGGAGCTGGCGGCGCAGCAGTCGGTGGGCTACGGCCGCGACAGCTACGGGAACGTGATTGGGGCGAACCAGAACAATTCGGCGGCCAACTCTGCGTATACGAACGCGCTTTTGCAGATGATTTTGGGCTACGGCAGCGACCAGAGCCGCAATGAGTGGTCGGCGCTGAACCCGCTGTTGCAGTTGCTGGGACAGGGCGGACAGAACAATGCGGCCCTGTGGGAGTCGCTGGGCGGGTTGCCTACTAACATTTTGTCGCTGCTGGCGCTGCTGGGCGGCGGCGGTGGTGGTTCCGAGCAGCTGACGATGTGACCCTGGGGGGGAGCCTGATGATTCAACCGATGAGCGGGTTTAACAATGCCCTGCTGGGGCTGGCGCGGGCTTTGGAACAGCGGCAGCGCATGGACCTGAGCCGGCGGGAGGATGCGCGCCAGCAGGGGGAATTCGAGCAGCGGCGCGAGGCGAACCGGCTGGCGCTGCGGCGCGGCACTCAAGCAGACCTGGACCGGAACACGCTGCGCGGGATGCTGAACCGGCCGGGGTATCAGGGAGACGTGGGAGGCATTCGGGATCTGGGTGGCCAGGTGGTGCCAGGGACGACAGAGACCGGGCAGGCGCTGCCAGAACGGACTCAGTTGGAGCAGGCGCTGAAAACCGGAGATATCGCCGAAGCCAAGCGCGTGGGTGAGTTTATTACCGATCGCGCCATCGGCATGTCGAAGCTGGGCGACCGCGGCGGCGCGGTGAAGTATTTCCAGGATGCTACAGGCCAGGCGCTGGGGGCGCTGGCAGGCGGAGGACCGGCCAAGGATGATTGGATTGAGACCTCGCGCGGAATGTTTAACTGGCGCAGCGGGGAGTGGCGCCAGGCGCCGGCCGGGCCGATGTCACTCGACCAGGTGCGCGGCGGGATGGCCGAGCGGGGACAATTTGACACGCTGCAGAAGACTTACCCGGCACGGGTGCCGGCTGGGGAGGATCTTGGCACCTTTGAGGCGAAAGAACGCATTCGCGCGAAATATCGACCCGCCAGCGGCGGTGGGGGTGGTGGGGCGAAGCCTGCCAGCGGGGCTCAGCTGGCCTCGATTGAGCGGAACAAGGCGCTGCAATTCCAGAGGGCAGAGACAGACTTTCGGAAGCGCGTGGCGGAGATTGAGGCCTCGATTGACCTGCTGCCCGAGGAAAAGCAACGGGCGCTCGAGCAGGCGGAGGAGGAACACGCCGAGCGGAAGCAGCAGATTGATGAGGGCTACATTGCACAACGCGACCAGTTTGGCCTCGAGTCGTCGCCGGTGGACTACCGCGGGCAGCTGACGAAGAAGCGAACCCCTCCCAGCGTGGCCGCGACCGCGAAGCCGGTGACGGCGGTGAACCCGCAGACGGGCGAGCGCGTGGAATTGCGGGGGGGCCAATGGGTTCCCGTGCGCTAATCCCACCCTTGCCGGCAGGTTTTGTGCTAGAAGGTTCTGCACTTCCACCTTTGCCGCCTGGATTTGAGATCGAGAGGGACAGCGGTCCCCAAATTCCTACAGAGATTCCCACCTTAGACACTGCCCGGGTTACACCTGGGCAGCCTGCCTCAGCTGAAGACACCTGGCTTGAGGTGATTCGAAAGTCGTTGGCGAAAACGCCGGCGGTGATGGGGCGAAGTGTGGGCGGCGTGGTGCAGGCGGCTGAGGAGCTGACCGGCCTGGATGCCGGCCTGGGGAAGACGGCGGCGGAATTCTGGGGCGAGCGCGCGAAGCCTTATGACCTGGCGGTGACTCCAGGCAGTGCGAAATCTTACGTGGGGCAGGCGGTGGAGTCTGTGGCGCAGAACGCTCCGGGCCTGCTGTTGGGGGCGTTGACCGCGAACCCTGCCATTCCGCTGGCAACGATGGCGGCACAGAGTGCCGGCGGACAGTATGCGACGCTGCGGGAGAAGCAGGTGAGCCCGGCTGAGTCGGCTTTGGCGGCGGCGGGCTATGGGGCCGCCGAGGCGATCACAGAGCGCCTGCCGGTGGCGGCGTTACTCAAGCCGGGCAGCACGCTGCTGGCGCGCATTCTGAAATCCACCGCGCTGGACATTCCCGGGGAAGAGCTGACGGCGCTGATTCAGGCAGGTATCGACAAAGGCACGCTTTCGCCGGAGATGAGCTGGGGAGATGTGAAGCAGCGGCTGATTGACACGGGGCTGGTGACGGCGATTGCGGCGCCCGCGATGGCTGCGGCGACTCACCCGGCGGTGCGAGCTCGGGAACGGGCGGAGGTAGTCCGACCCAGCGAGAGCTCCAACGTGATAGCTCGAAACCTGCCCGGTCCGGAGATGCGTCAAGAAACAGACACGGCGGAGATCCCACCGCCTCCGCCGGGGTTTGTCATAGAAGAGCCGTTTTATCCCACAGCGCCAGAAGGGGAGCCGGTCGCAGCAGCGGACTACAAAACTCCAAATGTGGCTCCTACGATCGTAGAGCCAAAGCGGCCCGGACCGAAACTGGCGGTGCTGGGAGATGCGCCGGACCTGCTGAACACCATCGACCTGCTGCCTGGCCCCGGAGGCCTACGCCTGACGGAACTGCGGACAGCACCCTCGCCAACTTTTCGGAATGGTGGACTGTTGGCCTACCGCGATCGCGGTGGGGCGCTGAACGTCGTTGGCGACGACTCCAAGCTGCGGCAGTTCGGGCCGCGGAAAGAAGTCGAAGGGCCGACGCTCTTGAGCGGAATGGGTGGGCCGCCTGGCTTTCTGTCTAAAGACCAGGCCGGGGCCGGGCGGAGCCTACGGGAGATTGAGCGGACGCTCGCGCCGGAGCCAGGCTACAGACAGCAAGGGCTGGAGTTCACGGGCGAGCCGCTCGAGGTGAGGGAGCAGATGGGGCTGTTTGGTCCCGAGCCTGCGCCAGTGGAACCAGAGCGCGCGGAGTCTAGGAAGAGGGCAACTGTCTCTCCTCCAATTGTGGGGCTAAGCGAAACCAGCCAGGCGCGGAGCGCATTTGAACAAGCGAAGGCCGAGGGTCGAACCTGGCTCGTTCTCCACAACGGGAAACCACTTTACGAGGCGCCTAGCTACGAAGCTGCGAAGGCGATGAAGCCTGCTGGGAAAGAGTATCAAGTTGTTAAGGCAGAGCCAGCGCCAGAACCTGCTGTTTCTAGCATGGGAGACCTCGCCCGAGCCATGGCCGACGCGGGCGAGCGATCGCGCGGGGAAGCGGCGAACGAGATGGTCGGCAAGCTAGGGATGAAGGCCGCAGGGCCGCTGAAGTCTGCCGGCAGTTTGGAAGGTTCGCCGCTGTTTGGTTCTTCGCAGAAAGGCCTTTTCGGCGACGAGCGCGGGGCGCTGAACCTCGAGGGGCTGGCGCCGCCGCGCCAGGTGGACTATTCCGGCATTGACGACGCGAAGCCGCGAGCGGGTCCGGGTCTGGTGGAACGGACCAAAGAGCGGACGGCTTCGTGGCTCGACCGCACCATCCGGCGGACGACCGACCGCTTCGTGGATCTGCGCCGGCTGGTGGAGCGGGCCGAGGCTCAGAACCTGTTGCGCGATAACCCAGACTTTCAGCGCTGGAACCAGATTGACCAGGAGATTGTGGCCGTTGAGCAGGAGATTGGCGACCTGGAGGGCTCGAGCCGGGCGGTGACGCGGCGGGGTGGCATGAGGGAGCAGACTTCCATTCCCTTGACCCGGGCCGATGCCGACCGCCTGGCGACACTGCGCAGCGAGCGGCTGCGGCTGCAAACCGAGAGTGAGCGGCTGGGAAAACGGATCTCCGGCAATCGCTTCCAAAAACTGGCCCGCGAAGTGGCAGCGCGGCGCTCGGCTGCCAAGTTGTCGGCAGACGTGGATCCGGCCAAGCAGGCGCAGATTGCCTATGGCGGAGGCCTGGGCCGGGCGCAGCTGGGAATGATGGATTACGGCGACGTGGTTAAGGACGCGCGCAAGGAAGGGATGGAAGACGGGCTGCGGGTGTACCTGCGGCTGGCGGCCAAGGAGCGCGGGATTTCAGTGGTTGAGGAAAAGCTGGCCGACCGCAAAAAGACCATGACCGAGCTGCGGCCGAAGCTCGGGGACCTGAACGGGCAGATCCGAGGCCTGGAAGCTGACCTGAAGACTCGCCGGCATGTGCAGAACGTCCCCACGGTGGAAAGAAGGGTGACGCGCAACAACGAGGTGAAACTGGAGGCGCTGAAGAAGTTCCGCAATGACGTAGAAGCCAACCTGCGGAAGGCGAGCTTTGAGGCCGACCGCTTCCAGCGGCTGCTCGACCAACGCCAGGCGGTGCCCGACAACGACACTCACCAGACCCTGGCCGCCAAACAGGAACAGTTGCGGGCGCGGGCGCCGGAGAAATTTGCCGCCATCGAGACGGCAGCCAAGCGGGTGTTTGCCTTGAACCGTAAGGCTCTTGAGCTGGCGTATGACGAAGGGCTGATTTCCGAGGAGGCCTACAACAAATGGACGGCGCGCGGCGATGCCTATGTGCCGCTGACACGGCTGATTGAGGAAGCCTCCATTGACCACGGCGAAGGCGAGAAGCCTGGCACGTTTCAGGCCAAACAGCAGTTTCAGCCGCTCGAAGGTGGCAGCCGCGAGCTGGAAGACCCAGTGCGGGCGTCGATGGATCGGTTTCAATCGATCGTGAAGCAGGTGGAGAAAAACCGCGTCGTCAAAAACATTGTGACCTGGATGAGCCAGCACCCCGACCTGGCTGAAGCTCGGCAGCTGGACAAAGGTGACGGTGGTCACCCCGAAAAGCCGGGCGCGCAGGAGGGAGAGCTGGCGTTTTACTTTGACGGCGAGCTGCAGCGCTTTGCGGTGGACAAGACGCTGGCCGACGTTCTGACGATGAGCCCGCCCCACATTGCAGACTTTACGGGCGGGGCGCTGATCGGGTTTGCCTCGCGCGTGGCCAAGGCTGGCATCACGGGCGTGAACCTGGCGTTTTCCGTGCCGAACGTGGTGCGCGATGTGAAGACGCTGGCGATGACGTCAAAGGCCGGCGTGCGCAACCCACTGAAGCACCCGGGCGACCTGGGGCGGATTGTGAAGCTATGGGTGGAGTCGCTGGTGAGCCAGTCGAACCAGGACCCGCACTTCCGGGAATTTCTGGAGAGTGGCGCGGCGTTTTCCACCCTGCAGTCGAACCTGACGCCGGAATACTTCACCCGCATGAAACGGACGACGAATTTTAACCCGCTGTATTGGGCGGCGCAGGTGAACCAGAAGATGGAGCAAGCGACCAAGCTGGCCAGTTTCCGCCTGGGGCGGGAACGCGGGATGTCTGGCGCAGAGGCCGCCTGGGAGACGCGGACCTTTGGCGGCTCGCCCGACTTTGGCAAGCGGGGCACGCAGGGCGCGGTGTGGAATGCGCTGTTTCTCTACTTCAACGCCCGAGTGCAGGGCACGCTGCAGTCGGTGCAAGGGGGCACGCGCGACCCGATGCGGCTGGGGTACATGCTGGCTGCCTACACGGCGGCGGCGCTGGCGCTGCAGGCGTGGAACAACGGCTTTGAGGATGAGGAAGGGAACAAGGAATTTGACCGCGTGACGGACCAGGAGCGGCAGCAGTACCAGGTGATCCTGCTTCCCGGCACCGAGCAGAAGGCGGACGGCTCGGTGCGGCATCAGGCGGTGAAGATTCCGAAAAGCCACTTCGAGCAGCTGTGGTTTAACCCGGTGCAGGAAACCATTGCCCGGCTGTTTGGCGGAAAAGTTGACCTGGCGCAGACGGGCCTGGACTTCGCCTCGAACCTGACCCCGATTTCCGGCCAGATCCGGCGTGGTTCAGTGGCACGCGACGTGGTTTTCGGCGGGGTGTCGAGCTTGAATCCGCTGCTGAAGGAGGGGATCGAGCAGTTCTCGAATTTCGATACCTACCGCAAGCGGCCGCTGGTGCCGGAGCGGCTGAAGCGGGTGGATCCGCGGTACCAGTACAACGCCACCACGTCGGAGGCGGCCAAGCGGGCCGGGAAGGTGACTGGAGTGTCTCCGCTGCGGCTCGAACATGCGGCGCGGAGCTTTGGAGGCGGCACCGCTGAGGCTTTGCTGAGCACGGGAGATCTGTTTTTGAAGGACACGGCGCGGCAGCCTGTGGAGGGCCAGGAGCGGCTGACCCGGCTGCCACTGGTGGGGGCTATCCTGCGTCGGTTTATTGGCACGAGCGGAGATGCGGTGCAGCAGCGGCGCGCCGATGGCTTCTATGCGATGAAGGCGCAGGCGGACCAGGTGCAGGCGACCTACCGCGACCGGGCAAAGGCGAATCCGGCCGAGGCGCGCCGGTATCTGGACGAGGACCCGAGCCACCGGAAGCTGCTGAGCCCAGCGGTGCGCAAGCGCATCAATTCCATGGGTGAGGCGCTCAGCCGGATACACACGCAGGCGCGTCAGGTGGCGGAAAGCCGGCTGCCAGATGCGGCGAAGAAGCAGAAGGCTCGGGAGCTCGACAAGCTCGAAGGGAACGTGCTGGCCCAGGCCGAGCGGCTGGCCAAGCAGCTAGGGGTGGGGCGGTGATGGACTGGGCCGCTGTGGGGGTGGTTGTGAGCATTGTAGGGATGGTGGGAGCTGCCCTATATCACTTTGTGCATACGTCGATTCGCTCAGAGATGAAGCGGACAGGGAACGGGAAGAAGAGTGGCGAGTTAGACCCGGCATTCTGGCAACTGGAGTTCCGTAAGGCGATTTTGGAGACGATGGGGCCGATCCTGGACCGTCAAACCAGGATTCTGGAGGAGCTTTCGAGGCGGGATACCTGTTGCCGGCACTGTGGAGAGTGACAAAAAAGGTTAACGCCCCGCGCGGGTTCGGGTCGATACTTGCGGTAAGCCCCCATTTCTTAAGCCTGTTATGAGCTCTGTAACCCTCGAAAAGGCTCTGTGTGATCGCCTGAAGGTGGAGGAAGGGTTTCGGCAGTTCCCCTACTGGGACTGTTGCGGGCAGCCGGTGCGCGCGTGCGAGTGCCAGGTGCGCGGCAAGCTGACCATCGGGCACGGGCGCAACCTGGAGGATGTGCCGCTCTCGGTCTACGAGGCCGAGCTGATGGTGCTTAACGACATCCACCGCGCGGTGGTGCAGTGCCGGCTGATGCTGAAGTTCTTCGATTTGCTGGATGTGCCTCGCCAGGTGGTGCTCGCGGACATGGCCTTCAACATGGGCATCGGGACCGATAAGCCGCCGGCCGGGTTGCTTGGGTTTGTGAAGATGCTGGAGGCCGTGCGCGGGTTAAAGTTCGACCGTGCGGCGTTGGAGATGCTGGACTCGAAGTGGGCGCGCCAGGTGGGCAGCCGGGCCGCCAAGTTGGCCGCGGTGATGCGGACGGGGGTGCTGGAATGAACGACACCAGGCTGGCGGCGAAGGTGGATGAAGCGGTAGCGCTCGATCGGGAGATCTCGCAGAAAACCGAGACACTGAAGGCGCTGAAGGCCGAACTGATCGCGGAAGCGAACCATCGAGACGGGGACTGGGAAGATGCGGGCGCGGGGAAACGGTGGACGGCGGCGGGCTCGGACGGCTCGATCGCGCGGGTGAATTTCCCGGGCGCGTCGATCTCGAAGTTTGAGAAGGGGACGCCGGTGGAGGCCTCGGCCCTCGAGTTAGTGGGCGACTACTGGCGGAAGCTCTTCGAGCCGAAGGTGACGTTTCACCCGGTGAAGTCTTTCCGTGAGCTGTTGCCCGCCCTGGCTGGGAAGGCGACGGCCAACAAGGTCTTGAAGCTGCTCGAAACCCCCAACGCGCCGCGGGTGAGTTTCGAGACCAAAGAGAAAGCGGCGTGAGAACCGTTGAGGTGTCAAAATGCCGAGGTCAGGTCAGTATTTGAACGGGGCGCAGCCAAAGACGGAGCAGGATTTTGAGTTGGTCGCGGAGGGGGCGGAGGATTGTTTCACCTATCACGCGTGGGACGACGATCAGGTGAAGAGTGGCACGGCTGTTAGAAGTGTGCTGCAGGCCGCGTTTGAGGCTGTGATTCAGCATTGCCCGGCTGGGCCTGACAGGTCGGTTGCCTTGAGAAAGATCCGCGAAGCCAGGATGGACGCCAACAGCGCGATTACTCACGGGGGCCGGTACTGATTCTTGACACCCGGTGCTATAGTTTTTTGGTTCCAATCAACCGGGTGAGACAGAAGCCGTTCGCCGGAGGGGGGCTTTCGAGCGAGCGGCTTTTGTGTTTTCGCCCCAGATTAAAGGAGAGGCCAATGAGAACCTTGATCATATTTTTCCTTCTTTGTCTTCCGGCGCAGGCTGCGTCTGTGCAGTTGGCATGGGATGCTGTGACGAGCTATGAGGATGGGGTGCCGCTGGAGGAGGAAAAGATTGTGAAGTATGAGGTTTTTAGGGCTACCAACCAAAGTCTGAATGGGGCAATTCGAGTAGGCTTCGATCTGACTGCTGCCGATTACACCGACACGACGGTAGTTCCCAAAAACACCTACTATTACTTTGTGCGAGCCTACCTCATCGACACGTTGCCGAGTGAAAACTCCAACGTGGCATCAGCAAGGATCTGGCCACCGTTCAAAACGGCGATTAGAAGCGTCGTGATTGTGAGGTAGAGACGGTATTATCTCTGCTGGAAGGAGCTGTTGTTGTTGTTTTTTTTTGGGGGGCTACCCCGTCAAAACCCCGGCATAATCCGCTGCGAACGATTGCCAACAGTGGCTTTTGGTGTTAACGTAAAAGTTGTAACTGCTTGAAAACGCATTCGCCGCTACCTTGACACGGTAGAGGTCATCGGTTCGATCCCGGTCGCGCCCACCAACTTAGAAAAACTCACCCCTTCGAAACCACGGCAGAACTGTCGGCGAGCCGCTCCCTTAATCGGTTGATCCATTTTGGCTGACCGTGACACGTGATGCATCACAGATAGTCAATCAATTCACCGTCGCTTTCTTGAATAGGTTCCCCTGGCTGAAGCTGCTGGCCTTGGGAAATAAGACGCGGCTGAGTTCTTCGACGGCTGCTCTGACGCTTTCGGGGATTTCTTTGGTGTAGATGCCGAGAGTCGTCGTTGCGTTGGCGTGGCGCAGGTGGGCCTGGGCGTCTTTGATGTTGCCGCCGTATTTGACGAGGTAGGTGGAGCAGGTGCGGCGGAAGCATTGGAAGGTGACGCCTGAGACCTTCAGAGCCTCGCAGCGGGGTTTGAAGACCCGGCGCAGGTAGTTGTGTGCGTCCAGGGGGATGCCACGGCGGTGGCAGAAGATGAAGTCTTGCGGCTCGGTCCATTCGACGGTGGCGCGGTAGGCGGCGAGCTCGTCGCGAAGGAGCTTGGGGAGGCAGACGAAGGCTTTCGAGCCTGGGGTCTTCGTGTCGTCGAGGGTGCCGCGCCAGACGTCGTCGGCGATGTGGAGCTTAGCGCCGACGGCGGTCGGTGCATCCTGCCAGTCTGCCCAGCGGCGGGCGAAGAGTTCTCCAGGCCGGAGGCCGAGCAGGGTGAGCATGTGGAAGACGAGCCGTTCCCGGCCTTCGAGGTTTTCAAGCGTGGCGATTTCTGCCAGCGAGAGGAAGCGGCTGGAGGGTCCTTTTTCCTGGTGCACCCGGGTGCGGGTGACGGGGTTGCGGTCGAGGTATTCCTGGTCGATGGCTTCTTCGAATATGTGGTGGAGCAGGGTGCGCAGTTTGCGGACGTAGGCGCGGCTAAACTTAAGCCCGTCGAGCCAGGTCTGGACTTCGAAGCGGGTGATGTCTCCGAGGGCCTTCGCGCCGAAGCGGGGGAGGAGGTTTTTTTCGATGGCGTAAGGCTGTGAGGCGTTGGTGGAGCCGCGCCAGCGGGCGGTGGCGAGGGGTTTGAAGCGGTGGGTGTAGAACCAGTCGAGCGAGGTGCGTGGATCGGGCCGGGCTTGCTTGAGCGCTGGCTCGGCGTCGATGAGTTTTTGGACTTCTTTGAGAGCTTCCCATTGGCGCATTTTCGTTTTCAGCTCCAAGGCTTTTTCGCGCTCGCGGCGTTTTTCCTGGCCATCGTCAAGCCGGACGTAGGTGTACCAGTGCGCGACCCATTTTCCGTTGGACTGTTCCAGCCAGCCGCGTTGGTGCCGTGGACGAGCCATATGTGCCCCCAGTTTTTTGAGATCTTGGAAGGGGGCGGACTCTATCACTTCTGTTCCAGGTTCTTCAAGCATTCCAGCACCTCGGAGAGTTTGAAACGATACGTTGGCCGCCTGTCGCCGGACAGGCGGATCCTCGGGATGTGCGGACGGCGCCGGCCGGAGGCGTGGTCGCGCACCCATTGTTCGGAGATTTTAAGCTCGGCGGCGAGTTCGGCTGTGGTGATGAGTGGATCAGTGATGAGTGACAAGTGACGAAAAAAACGGGTCTCCAGGTTTCCTCGTCCCGGAGACCCACCTGCTTTCCTTTTTTGAACGACTAGCCTGTGGTCACCTCCTTTTCCTCGTCTCTCCGAGGCGTCAAGCCGTTCTGCGCTCAGCCGAACTTAGTCTTGGAACCTTTCACCCAATCCATCCCAAAACGTCAGGCTGCCTTCAGTCTCCAGGCTTTCTCGTGACGCGATTACTCCCGTGCGCTCGGGGGCCAGGTCATACCGTCCACTCTGCTGGCAAGAATTGCACCGGTTGGGTTCCCGGGGGACGTTCTGAATTCCTCCTTTCCGGGCGGGGCTAGCCGGTTCCCTCGAGAGACGGCTGCGAGCGGCCTTCCGCGGTGGCTGGCTGCTCCGCCCGGAAATTGATAATGGCGTCGATCCATGCGTTTGACTCGCGCACGGACCGGTTGAGCCAGCGCTCGAGCGGGAAGAAATAGTCTGAGCCGCACGCGGGGCAGCGTGGCGCGTCGTGAATTTCTTCGCAATCGAGGCAGAGCCTGGCGTCTGATAGGTTCATGAGTCGCAGTTTTTCCGGCAGTAGACTTTACACTTCACGTCTTCCACGTCACACCCCATCCCACCCGTCTTTTTTGCACTCGCACTTGTGGGCCTTCGGTGCCGTCTTGGCGTTGGAGCAGTGAGACGGCTGGCCCTCGTGTTCATCGCCGCTTTGAGTGCTGAGTACTGAGTGCTCGGGTACTGAGCGGGAAATCGATTTGAGCAGCCAGCAGTCCTACCAAGGCGGCCACTAAAACCACGATCTCGATTGAAAGCAGGATTTTCAGCATTGCTGTCTCCTCTCGTCGCTAGTCACTCTCCACTGTTTTCACCCTTTCACGGGCCGCGCGCGCCGCGCGCTTTGGGAGCCATGAGGGCGCGCACCTGGCTGCAGAGGCTGGTGAGGTGTGGGATGTCTGAGACGTAAATATCTCCGTCGTTCAGAGCGGCTTGAAGATACGGCAGCCAGGTTTCAGCTGTGGCCAGCGGGGCTCGGCCTTCCATGAAGGCCTGGAGTTCGTTGGCAGCGCAGCGGCAGTAATCGGATCGCTCGGCTGAAGCGTCTTCGGTTTGCTTGGCAGCGTGGGCCAGTGAGCGCTGGAGGTTTGTGTAGCCTGCGCCAATAAAGACTTTTGGCACCGCAACCAGCAGAAAGCCGACGATGTTGCGCGTCTTGAGTTGTTTGGCGCGGTTGAATTTCTGAGTGAGGGCGTGGGCAATTTCAGTGTCTGAGGCGCTGGCTTGCTGCCAGCGGCAGGCGAGGACGAGAGCGGCAACGGCTTCGTCGTCGACGTCGGGTGAGATCTCCGACATCGCAGCGGCCGTGAGCGGGTAGGTGGCGACCACTGGAGTTTCAACTTTTTCTCGCGCGCTCGTCGTCGTCGAACAGATGTTGATAGGTAACTCTGAAGTAGAAGTTGAAGGTGAAGTAGAAGTAGAAGGTGGACTCGAACTTCCATCAACGACTTTTGCAACAGCCTGTGGAAAACTCTGTGGAAGAAGATAAGAACTGGCTGAGCACCAAGCGTTTTCGGGCAGGTGCTGGCAGTCTGTGAAGCTGGGGAGAGTGTCTCGCCCCTTACGCACGACGCGGAGCCGGGGGTTGTGCTTGAAGAAGCTGAGCGCGTGCATGTAGTGTCGCTTGCGGAGCTGGAACCATTTGACGTTGGTCTTCTGCGTGATCTCGCGCAGACAAGCGTCGATGGTGGTGGGGTCTAGCCAGTCGATGAGTGGACAGACTTCCTCTTTAATGAAATGAATGTCGCCGCGCATTTTGCCGTGGGCCGAGCGGTGAGGGATAAGGAGCGTGAAGAGGACCATAGCGTTAGGGCTCAGGGCGGCGAACTTCTCTGAGTCGGAAATGTCGGTGGTGATCATCCGGCCGGTACTCTGGGCCGGTGATTCGTCTTGCGGCATGGTCAAGCTCCTTTCGGTGGGGCGGGGATTAAGCCAGCGTCAAAGAAGTGGAGGAATTGCGCGGCGCGCGGGCGCAGGAGCACAGGCACTTCTGTGATGGAATGAACTCCGAAGGCTTCGGCCATCGGGCAGTTCCGCCAAGTGTGGCAGGCCCAGGCTTGCGGGCTGACCGGATGGCCGCCGGCTGCTATTAGAGCTGGGACAACCTCCTGAAGGTACTGTTCCCACGTTTCCCCTGTTTCAATGAGCGCGCCGCTCAGGTTGGCGCGGGTCAGGTAGGCGCCGCTCAGGTAGGCGCCGCTCAGGTTGGCGTCGCTCAGGTTGGCGCCGCTCAGGTAGGCGCCGCTCAGGTAGGCGCGGGTCAGGTCGGCGCGGGTCAGGTCGGCGCGGGTCAGGTAGGCGCCGCTCAGGTAGGCGCCGCTCAGGTAGGCGCCGCTCAGGTAGGCGCCGCTCAGGTTGGCGCGGCTCAGGTAGGCGTCGCTCAGGTTGGCGCGGGTCAGGTCGGCGCCGCTCA